GATACCGCGGGACCGGATCATAGCATTGAACGCAAAGATGCACGGTATGTTGATTGACAGGCATGAGATTAAAGTGGATCACCGCATTACCTTAAACGATTGTCTAAGGGAAATGGATGGACGACAACCGGATGGACGACAAGGCGAAAATTATATCGAGGCTGAAACGGTTCAAGACTGACCCTAACGCTTTCGTAGTGGAAGTGTTGGGCGTTACTCCTGACAAGTGGCAGAAGAAAGCGCTGGATGCCATCGTTAAGTATGATCGCATTTCGATTCGCTCGGGTCATGGAACTGGGAAATCGGCCTACCTGTCATGGGTTATCCTGTGGTATTTATCTACGCGGCTCGGGAAGATCGCCTGTACTGCTCCGAGCGCTCACCAATTACAGGATATTTTATGGAGCGAGCTTTCTAAGTGGTACAGGGAAATGCCCAAGTGGTATCAACAGCAGTTGAGTTTGAAGAACGAGCGGCTGGAAGTTGTGGGTTCAGAGGCAGAAGCATTTGCGGTTGCTCGGACAGCCCGGAAGGAAAACCCGGAAGCGTTTCAAGGATTTCACAGTTCTGCTGGTATGTTATTTTTAGTAGACGAGGCAAGTGGCGTGGACGAATCCATTTATTTGGTTGGGGCTGGTGCTATGAGTTCCAAGGGAGCGAAAACTCTCCTTACCGGGAATCCTACCAGGACTTCCGGTTACTTCTACGATACATTTCACAAGAACCGGGGTAGTTGGCATACGATTAAAGTTGCCTGTGCCGATGCGAAGATGGTTGACCCGTTGTACATAACTGAGATGGCAGAGAAATACGGTTCAGATAGTAACGTATTCCGGGTCCGGGTGGAAGGCGAATTTAGCAAAGAGGATGATGATACGGTGATCCCGCTGGGCTGGATAGAGTCAGCAGTAGCAAGAGATGTTCAGTTTAATCCTAACCGGAATATGGTATGGGGCCTGGACGTTAGTCGGTTCGGTTCAGATCGCACAGCCTTATGCAAGAGACGGGCAAACACAGTCACCGAGCCCATCATAACGTGGCAGGGCAAAGACCTAATGCAAACCTGTGGCTTGGTCATGGCTGAGTACAAGAGAGTGGAGGAGTTTGCGGATGAGCGTCCTGAAGAAATTTTGGTCGATAGTATTGGATTGGGTAGCGGGGTTGTTGATCGACTTGCTGAGTTGGGCTTGCCAGCGAGAGGAATTAATGTCGGGGAAGCGCCATCGATTGATGGAAAGACATATATGCGACTTAGAGATGAGCTTTGGTTTAGAGCTAGAGCGTGGTTTGAGCAGCGAGATTGTCGTTTACCGGAGAATTGCCAAGAACTGGTCGCAGAATTGAGCGTACCGGGTTATCATTACACAAGCGCCGGGAGGATACAGGTCGAGAGCAAGGACAGCATGAAGAAGCGTGGGCTCCGGTCCCCAGATTTAGCTGACGCATTTTGCCTGACCCTGGCGAATGAAACAGCGTTTAGAACAGGCGGGCACTCATGGAGCAGCGAACTGCCAGAGATAGAGGTGGCTATCGTATGAGTTTAAAAATGCAAGCGGACATAGAGTTGTTACGGGCACACTATGATGAATTGTCTACGCGACTGGAAGAGCTAGAGGATCAGGTTAAGCTGATGAACAATGTGATAGGCGTATTGGCTGTAGATGCTGGCGACAAAAAGAATCTTCAAATAGGAGGGCGTGAGGATTTAATGAACATTATCACAAAGATAACCCCAACAGATAATCCGTTTCCAAATAGCACGTTGTCTAAGAGACCCCAAAGTAATAAAAAAAAGAGACCCTCTAGAGGCAGGAGATAATGGCAAAACAAAAACAGAAAATGACAGACGAAACATTGCTCAATATTATTGAACGTGAGGTTGGGCAAGCGAGTAGTTATGGTGGTGAGTTGGATGCACAGCGCAGGAAAGCTCTCAACTACTATAACGGTGAACCGTTTGGCAATGAGATTGATGGTCGGTCCTCAGTAGTATCGACTGACGTTATGGATGTGATTGAGTGGGCAATGCCTGTTCTCATGCGTATCTTTGGCAGTGGCGATCAGGTGGGACGGTTCGAGCCGCAGAACGAAGAGGACGTTGATCTGGCAGAGCAAGCTACTGACTACTGCAACTATGTATTCTTTAGGCAGAATGATGGGTACGCTTTATTGCGTGATGCCATCAAAGACGCACTACTCAGCAAGACGGGTATCTTCAAGGTTATCTGGAAAGATGACGAGACTGTTGAGCGCGAGAGTTATGAGGGTTTGAGTGATGAAGAATTCCAGTTGCTGGTCATGGATGATGCGGTTGATGTGGTGGAGCATACGGCTGTGGATGGAACTGTCTCCGCTGCGGAACAGATTGAATTGGATGGAACGGTTGACACCATGAACCCACAAGACCCGGCATCCTTGATGGTTAAGCCACCAGAGGTTTTTCCAACATTTCATAACGTAACCATAATGCGATCCACAAGTTCTGGCAAGGTAGAGATAGAGGTTGTTGCCCCCGAAGAGTTTTATATTTCGAGAACTGCGCGAACAATCGAGGATGCTAATTTTGTATGCCACAGGACTTCTTACACCGTGTCACAACTTATCGAAATGGGGTTTGACGATGCCGACACTTATGTGTCTGACGAGGGGCAGCGGTATGACGAGGAGTATACGGCTCGAAACTGGCGGGACGATACACTGGCCTCGCTACCTGATGACGAGATGGATTCGGCAACCAGGGAGATATGGGTGGATGAGGCTTATATCCGGTGCGACTGGGATGGTGACGGGATCGCTGAGATACGCAAGGTATGGAAAGCTGGCAACAAGATTATCCTGAATGAGGAAGTGGACCGCGTTCCGTTTACTGACATTTGTCCTGTGCCAATGCCGCATAAGTTTTACGGGTTCAGCATGGCTGATCTTGTTATGGACTTGCAGCTAATTAAGTCCACATTGTGGAGAAATATACTTGACAATATTTACCATTTGAATAACGGACGGTTCGAGTGCCTTGACGGTAAAGTTAACATGGATGATATGTTGACCAATCGTCCTGCTGGAATTGTTCGCGTGAAAGAGGTCGGTGCGGTTAGGAGGCTAGATGCCCCAAACATTGGTAACGCACCGTATGAAATGCTGACCTATATTGATACGGTGAGAGACGGGCGCACCGGGATCACCAAGTTCAACCAGGGCCTGGATGCCAACGTGTTGCAGAGTACGACTGCCACTGCTTATATGCAACAAATGCAATCGTCACAGGCACGGATAGAGTTGATTGCCCGTAACTTTGCGGAGACGGGTATCAAGAATATGTTTCTAATGATTTACGAGTTGTTGCAGAAACATTCTGACAAGGCAACGACTGTCAGGTTGCGTAACGAGTGGGTGGAGGTTGACCCTGCAAGTTGGAAGACTAGGGCTGACTTCACCATCAAGGTTGGCCTGGGTAACGGTAGCCGGGACCAGAACATGGTTCACCTACAGACGCTTGGGCAGATGCAAGAGAAGATTGTTATGGCTGGTGGTATGGGTCTGTTGGTCACGCCCAAGAATATTTACAACACCATGAAAGAGATTGGTTTGAACATGGGGCTCAAGAACATTGAGGATTACATTACTGACCCGGAGGAAGGGCAGATGCAGCAGCAGGGTGATCCTAATGCTGGACAGGCGCAGGTCGATGCCATGAAGATCCAGGTTGACATGAAGAAGTTGGAACTGGAAACCCAGAAGCTGGCTATGGAAAAACAGAAGTTGGATTTTGAGGCCCAGAAGTTACAGGTAGATATGCAGATGGGTCAACAAGAGAACCAACTTAAAACGGCACAGTTACAGGCAGAGATGGCGATGAACCAAGAAGAGAATCAACTCAAAGCAGCAGAGTTGGAACTTGAAAGCTATTCAGACCGCCCAATAAAAGTAGGGTAAGTGTCAACACAAGAACAAAAGAGAAAAACATGAACATTTTAAATTTTCTTGACTCTCTTAAAGGTCTGAGTACGTCTAAAAGTGAATGGCGGGAAGAGAGCCCTCAGCCAGAGTCACCCGCTATGAGGATGATTCGTAAGCAAGCCCAAGATCAGGGGATGACTGTTGACGACTTCGTTCGATATTATCAATCTCCTGAATATACATCTGAATACGATCAACCTGCGGTGAGGCCGATGGTACAACAACCTCAAACCAACCAAGCAGAGCTTGAAGCTCGTTGGCAAAAAATGTTAGCGGATCGCCCGATGAGGGGAATGCTGTCTGATGTTGGCCCAATGCAAGAAGCGAGAAGGAATATGATATTACAAGATAGAAATTTACCATAAGGAAAGCATAATATGCCAACAGTTAATGGGAAAGAATACCCTTACACCGAGGCTGGTATAGCAGCAGCAGCAGCAGCCAATGAAGAAAATAGGAGAAAAGAAATGCCAAATTTTAGACAACAAAGTGGTTGGAGAAGCCCGATGGAACAAGGAATGCAGCAGTCGTTTCCGCAGATGCCTATGATAGACCCACGCACTGGGACAGTTATGAGGCCACCTAATCCTGTGATACAACCCCCTGTGATGCAACCTCAACCTGTACCGCCAATGCAGGGGCAACAGCCTGGACCGCCAATGCAGGGGCAACAGCCTCTAACACCAGAAATGCGTAGGCAGCAAAATGAGATGATGCAACAACTTATCAGACAAAAGCAATTGGAGCAGATGTTTAGGCAAAGAGAAATGAGAGGACTATTGTCTGATCCTGGGTCCGTGGTGCGACCCGGAGAGATGCGACCCGATCCGCGTTCTGTTGTAAGACCGCAAGAGATGCGACAACAGGACGATTGGGTAGGCTCGCAGAATTTATATCCTTCACAGCGGGAACAAGAGTACTCTGACCCAAGGGATGTACTAACGCCTCTGGAACAAGAGTACTTTGACCCAAGGGCTATGTACTAATGCCCCATAGGAAAAAAAAAGCAGACATAGTTTTGAGAAAAAATATGCCTGTTCTTTCGGACCCGGAACCCAAGCGTAGAATCTCAAAGAACTTGCGTGGCAATCCTGACCCGTGGTTGTTTGGTGAGAACGCAACTATCCCAGCGGTACTGTCTGAGGCGGGGAGCGACTTAACGTCTGCGGCAAAGTGGTTATTTGTTGATCCGCTTGAACCATTGTTCGAGCAATTTAAACAGGCGGGTGCTGCACCAGAGGATCGCGTTCTTACACATCCACGGCTTGCTAGTGATCTTGGTTTACCCTTTGACCGATACGGGGAACCTATAGATCAGTCTAAACCTGTACTGATAGGAGATGATCCGAGGCGTGGCTCTGATGAACTTTCCTTTAGGCCAGAGTCTCGCGGGTTGTCGGATGTTTATGGTGAGGGAGTCGGGATACTTGGTGGACTGAGCGAACTGACTCCAGCAGGGGCGCTTGCACCAGTGCTTAGTGGTGTTGTTAAAAAGATACCCTCGGCCTACAGGCAAACGGGCGTATTGGCAAAAGAGAAATTGGAAAGATTAAACGAACTTGCAAACAGAATGTCTGGCGGTTGGGGCCGAGGAAAAAATATCCAGGGAACACCGGAAGGGACAAGACCGCAGGATATTCTTGCAAGACAAAAGCAGGTACATCAGCTTGTGGAAGAGGGCCGGGGAACATGGGACTGGTATGAACGAATGAGTGATATGTGGAAAAAGTATTTGCCAGAAGATATAAGACCTTGGGTGACTGGAGTTCAATCCACATCATCAGGTGGAACGCCAGTGGCTAAAAATATAGACTATACGTTGACGGCACTGGCACAGAAGCAACTTGGTAAAGATTTAAGTGTCGGACGGTGGCCCAGCCAGACAGAGAGCAGGTTTGGGGATGTGCCTATGACTCTTAGCTCCAAAGAAGTTGAAGGTATTCTTGGGCAAGCAAATAAATGGAGAAACTTTTTCAAAAATAACTATGGTGATTTTACCTCGGTCACAAATGACAGGTACATGGGTAGGCTGGGTGGTTTCCACAGTGGCAGCTTGTCTAACCGGCAGTATGAATATCTTGAGGCAATGTTGAAGGACACGGCAGACCAGTTTGGTATTAAACCAGCAGAGGCCCAGGCGGGAGCATGGTCCGCGTTCAAGGCAAGGTGGGATGCGGTACAACCGCGCAACCAGAAGAGGGCTGTTGAAAATGGGTGGTGGGATGAAATAAATGACGATGTATATTCTGGGAAGACTGATAAAGTTACCGGGATAAAAGCCCCAGACTACAGAAAGGAATATCACGACATGGTTTTTGCGGACGCAATGAACTATACACCATCACAGGCAGAGGTTCAGAATGCTGCATTTGGTGGGATGAAAGCCTCTGGATTTGCAGAACTGCCGATGGAGTTTAACGCAGGATTCAACCACTTTCCCGAACTTGCCCCCAACCCGGAAGCGTTGCGTATGCACCACGATATGCTATCAAGCATTTTCTTCCGTACCGAAGGTGACCGCATATCATTGGGAATGTTCGATGACCTCGGCATCCCTAATTCGGTCACGCGAGACACAGCTAGTTACTGGGAAGGTCAGGCAGGACACGGTTACAATGTGCAACTGCTTCTACCAGAGGACGCGGCTGGTCAAATAAATCCAGACATATTGCAAAGGCTGCACCAAGGGATGGCGGCACTGGGCAAGGCCACCAAGCAGTACGGCGGCGGTTATTACAAACCTGCCATAGAGCCAACGCCACACACCTCGGATTTATTCACGATTGATATTGGGAGAACCCTTGATGCAGACGAAACACGAATTTTAAGCAACGCCATGAATAAATTGGGGTTACAGGGAGATATTATCCCGTTAAACCACGAAAAAGGGGTGGATTTATACTATACAACCTTCGACCCAAATGTTAAACTAAGCTTGGGAGATTTCCAGTCTAAAGTCGATGCCACGCTAAAATCTTTAAAGTGGATGGACCCGAAACGCCCAGCCAAGATAAAAAAATCTTCGGCACGGTACAACGGAAATTATTTTGATTATGAACGATTAACAGGAAAGGAATATGTACATGGAAAGACTAGTCCCACAGAGCATTGGGAAGCTCTCGCAAATGACGCAGGAGGAAGCAGACAAGCGGAAGGGCTATCGGTTCTTTATGCACAGCGAGTCAAAGAGGCCGAAGAAGGGATCGCCCGAAACTTCGGACTCCCAAACCCGCACCAAAGACCGTTCAAAGTAGAGCCAGGGGAAGACCAATGGGGGTTTGGGGTGAAAGTAGGGTCGAACCCGATGCTTGCGGACCCGATGGGTCACCCAGCATCCGGGCGACAGGCCAGAAGAGTACAAGGGGGATTATTGAGCGGAAACTGATTCCGCTTTGTGGTCCCTTTTTTTTAGGAGCGCCAGGTTGGACAATAACCAAGAAGTTCTAGACGGACAGGAAGCACAGCGTATTATCGATAGTGAGGTTTACAAGAAAGCCTTACAGACTTTATCGGACGGGTACATGGGCCAGTGGCTTAACTCCACTGATAATGACGTTGCGGGTCGGGAGCGCACATATACAAAGTTGCAAATTCTCTCAGAGTTTGCTACAGAGATTAAGACGGTACTAGAAACCGGGCAGATGGCAGACGAGCAGATAAAGCGCGACAGGAGCAAGGACATTGGAACGCATTATTAATTGCATTATGTCATACGTTAAGGCTAAGTTTAGTGGGAAGATTACGTTACACTTCCATGAGGGAGTGATTAAGAAAGTTACCAGGGAGTCGGTAGTAGAGTACTAAATTTATTGAGCGAGTAGAATAAGTCTACGGAGCCAATCCAACGGAAGCCTCGGTGAGATTAACCCATTACGGGAATCTTGCCGGGGCTTTTTTTATTAGCAAAAAACCAGAGAGGTGATTTATGGCAGAGACTGAAACGGTCAACCCTGAAGAACAGGGAACTGAGCCAGTTGAGCAAGATGGTTCGATAGAGTCTGCGGCCCAGGCGATCCTGCAAGCGGATGATAAACAGGGTGAGGATTACGAATCTCCACGCCCAGACAAACCAACGAAGAGAGATGAAGGGGTCGATGCAAAGACCGATGATGGGGGGTCAGAAGAGGATCAAACAGATACGGAACTATACACCGTCAAGGTTGACGGCAAGGAAGTTGACGTAACACTGGGTGAACTTCAGGCTGGCTACCTCAAGGACTCGGACTACCGCAAAAAGACCAGCGAAGTAGCTGAACAACGCAGGGCTATAGAAACACAGGTCCAGGCGATTCAGCAAGAGCGACAGCAGTATGCTCAAGCTCTTGGGCAGATGCAAACCGAAGCTGAACAACAGTTGAACGAGTACAAGCAGATCGACTGGAACAGGCTACGGGAAGACGATCCAATGCTTTTCATGCAAAGACGGGATGAACAACGTGAACTTGAGAAGGGCGTTGAAGATGGTCACAAGCAACAGCAGCACTTGGCCTATCAGGCACAGAATTACCGGGTACAGCAGTTCAGTCACAACCTGGAAACCGGCAAAGAGAAATTGTTGTCGGTCATGCCAGATTGGGATGATGCCACGAGTAAGTCGGTGCGTGAGTATGGGTTGGGTGAGGGTTTCACAAACGAAGAGTTATCCACTCTGACCGATCACAGGTCAATGATTATGCTGAGGAAAGCAATGATGTACGACAAGATTCAGCGATCACAACCTGCGCGGAAGAAGGTTAGGGCTGACACTCCGAAGTATGTGAAGTCTGGTGTTGCCAAGAGTAAGGGCGATGTCAGTGCGAGGAAACGCTCTGATAAAAATAAACAACTACGCAAATCAGGATCGGTTGATGATGCCGCTTCCATGATTTTCGATATGATTTAAATTAGAGGTAAATTATTATGGCACAACCAGCTAACACTTACGACACCTATGATTTGATAGGTGGGCGTGAGGATTTAATGGACATTATTACAAATATAAGTCCAACAGATGTACCGTTCCAAAGCAATATTGGTCGCGGCAAAGCCACGGCTATTTTGCATGAGTTCCAGACTGACGCACTTTCTGCGGCGGCTAGTAATGCCGTGATCGAGGGCGATGACTCTGCGGCTGAGGCACAGGTTGCCACGGTTCGCGTGTCAAACCGCACCCAGATTTCAAAGAAAGTTGTTTTGGTTACTGGAACAGCTAACGCCACAAACAAGGCAGGTCGCGGCAAGTCTGAGCTTTCTTACTTACTGGCTAAGGCCGGGAAGGAGCTAAAGCGAGACATGGAAGTAGACCTGACAGGGAAAAACCCCGCAGATGCTGGAAGTTCTTCTAGCGCAAGGAAACTCCGGGGTTTTGAATCTTGGGTTGCAACTAACGCGTCTGGTGGTGCTGTTCACGGCTCAACCCACGTTGTTACCGATGCAACACAACGAGTGTTTACAGAGGTACTTCTTAAAACCGTTCTGCAATCCTGTTTCACCGAGGGCGGTGACCCGGACATGGTAATGGTGGGGCCTTTCAATAAAACGAAAGCCTCTGCATTCACTGGGATCGCTACTCTTTACCGTGATACGGCAGGTTCTAAGGGGCAAGCCTCTATCATGGGCGCGGCAGACTTGTATATCTCTGACTGGGGCGAAGTTAAGATCGTTCCCAACAGATTTCAACGAGATCGTACCGCGATGGTTATCGAGAAAGACAAGTGGGCTGTTGCTTACTTGCGTCCGTTCCGTCAGGAGAAGCTGGCGAAAACTGGCGACAGTGACAAAGTTCATATGTTGGTGGAGTATACCTTGGAAGCACGGAACGAGAAAAGTTCTGGTAAAGTTGCTGACTTGACTACTTCCTAAACAGACCTTTCCGCTTTGGTGGTTGAGCGTATCAACCACCTCATATTATTTTTATACGAGGCTAGAGATGGAAGAGAACGAGGCACTACTACCACCAGCGGTAAAGCAAACAGCGCACTGGGACAACATAGATGAAAAGCTGATTATTGAGTCGTCACAGGATACGGCGCTGATACTCGAATCCAACAGGTTCGAGCGTAACGAGTTTGATGTGAAGTACAACTCTGGACAGAAGTACAACCGGGGGTTTACCAAGGTTGCCACTATCCCAAACATTGTTATCGACCAGTTAATGCGTGACGGAACTTGGTTTGACAAAAAAGCCATGAAGAAGTGGCTCAATGATTCTGATAACCGTGCGTTTCGTACTGGTGGAGGTCGCATATAATGGCTATCACTACCTACGCTGAACTACAGACTGCGGTAAAGAACTTTGGGAAACGGACTGACCTGGACTCAATCATTCCCGACTTTATCACCCTGGCTGAGTTGCGTGTTAACCGTAATCTCAGGATCAGGAAAATGGAGGTGCGTGTCCGTACTGACACAGTGGCAAGCCAGGAATATTATGGGTTGCCTACCAACTTTGTGCAAATGCGGTCATTCAGGTTGAACACCTCACCATTGACCGACCTGGACTACCTGACACCGGAGGCTATGGATACGGTATGGGCAGGGAGTACTACAGGCAAGCCACAGGCATATACTGTAGTGGGTGACGAGTTACGGCTAGGTCCGAGCCCTGACGCTGTGTACACAATGGAAATGTTGTACTGGCAGAAACCTGCGGCGTTATCTGATGCAGCCACTACCAACTTCATGCTCACCGCTAACCCTGACGCTTTGTTGTATGCCGCGCTGATAGAGTTGACAAGTTATGCGGAGAATGACACAGGCGTTATGAAGTGGACACAATTATTTAATGAGACTATCCGGGCTGTGCAGACGGAGGACGATAGAGATCGGGCCTCTGGCGGTGTGCTGCAGGTTCGTTCAGATACATTTGTGGCATAGACAATGACTACCTGGACAGACCAGAGTGAGACGACAACGACCTGGACCGAGGTAACGGAACAGTCAACAACCTGGACAGTACAAACGGAGAACTAGCATGGGTTTAGAATCCTCAACATATATAGACGGGCTGATAGCAACCAACCCGCTTGGCAGTGACAACCAACACCAGGGTGATGACCACCTGCGTTTAATCAAGTCAACGATCAGGGCATCTTTCCCAGATGTGGATGAAGCGGTTGTAACGATCCACAATGGTACTTCTGCCCCATCGACCCCGCAAACTGGAACGGTATGGAGAGACACGACTAATTCTCTATGGAAATTTTATAACGGGTCTGGCTGGATCACGCTTGCGATTGCATTTAATACATCCAACAGTGTGGACGTAAACGCAGGGACTATTGACGGGGTTAC